TACGTTAAAGCCTTTAAACGAAAAACCTGGATTCTTGCGAACTGAATAGTCAGTGTTAGCAATAAGCGTAGCTAACTCTTCCGCCAGCGGATTAAATTTGTTACCGCTGCGGCCTTTTTGAAGTACTGCGGCTAGCTTTTCTGTATCAAGACCGAGTCCACCGTTGGTATCAACACCTAGCTGTCCGGCGAGTGCCATTGCACGGTCCATGTCCATTACATCGCGCTCATACCCAGCTCTTTTTTCAGCAATCTCTATTTGTTTCTGTCCGTATGTACGGGCCGCGACGTCGTCTTTATAGCCTTCTCCTGCTCTTACGCCGCCTAAAAAACTTGTTAAAGCGTTAGCCATAATATTTTTCTCAGTTCTTGGTTTTTATAGGAATATTGCTGCTGCAGCTAACGAGCCGAGCATGCTGTATGTCTGCGCTTTATGGCCAGCTTTAGCGCTGTTGTAAGCAGACTCCCGCTGTGCTGCAGCACCCGCGGCATTGCTGAGCGAGCCCATTGATGATCGGTTGACGCCTTGCCCTATATTTATAAGATCTGCCATTAGGCCCCTGTTAGCGTCTTTTTGGGCGACACGCGCATCTGCTACACCTTGGATTCCACCTAACGTGGTTCCCATTTGTAACTCGCTCCTTTGCTGCTGCATTTGAGCGGGGGTAAGCGCGGCTCCGTAACGTGATGCGTTACGATCTATGACGCCCTGCATCAACTCATTAGAGTTACCCCTGTCTTCTTTAGCTTGATCAATCAAGCTAGTATCATTTTGAGCCTTATCGAGTAACTGTAATTCAATAGGTTGAATATCTCGTAAGTAGTTGTTGTAGTCCGCCTGGGTAATGTTCGACAGCGTTTTTTCTGGGTCAACGCCGTCTGCGCCATATGCAGTTAGCCCACGGGGTTGCGCCATCGCGTAATTTCTTTCGTCGTATACACTCATGCTTTAGCCTTCCCTTCAGCTCGGTCAAATGCACCTTTAGCCTTTTTAAACCAATCTTTTTCTCCGAACGCTTTTTCTGCGGCCGCTCCAGCAACCTTCATCCCAGCACTTTGGCGAGCTTCACGTAACAACTGCTTATTCTTCGCGTTGTCTAGCTGTCGGCCAGTGCCTATTTGAGTAAGGGCAGATTGCGCTTTACTCGCGTCGGCGCTCTGACCTTGAGCCACGCCAATAGCCGCAGCTGATCTTTTATTCTGGATATCTTTTGCAGCGGATGTCGCTCTACCCATCTGTCCTTGGTAACCGCTAGATAAGGACGCGGCAACTTCTCCACCCGCTTGTGTATCTGCGTAGGAGGTCTTAGATGTAAGCGCCTGCATTGTGTCAGCGTTACCACGTCCGCGGGCTATATTCTTAATATCGTCAGTCAGCGAATCCTTTAGCTCGGCAACATTAAGCGGCTGGTAATTAGCGTTAAAAAACTCGGCTTTCTGCGCACTGACTCGCGCTTCGGTCTTCTCAGCCGCAGATGCTTTATATTCGGATTTCTTTGGTTTGCTGCTCATTACAGTTCTCTCGAGTAAATCACTGTTTCTTTTCTCCAGCCACCTGCCAAGAAATACCTTTCTAGGGCTGTAACTGGCGTTCGCGTTTCGATGTTGTTGAACCCATTTTCTTTTGCGATGTTGGCGAAAAAAGGTATGTACTTAATCGCGCAACTTTGTCCGCGGTCCTTTGTCCAGGCCAACCAGAGAAAGAACGTTCTCGATCCTGTAAACTCATCCCGCTCTGCGGTACTAATTACAAATCCCTCGGGTGCAACCCAGAGGTGGGCTTCTTCATTCAGGCAAGCTGCATAAACATCTTCTGCTCTGAACGTAAGCTGAGGTTGCTCAGCTAAAATCTCTTCGATACCGCGTTTTACCCAATCCCACTCTTCACGTATGTGGGCAAGTACTGGTTTATCCGCGCTCTCTGCCGTACCTGTTACGTCTTGTTCTCCAAGCACCACTCATGCCTCCATACCTTACTGTTCTAGATACTCCGGTATCTGCGTTTCGAGCTCGCCTTTCGGCATCAACAACTGCTCCTTGAAACAGCGCCCCATAAACTTGGGAGTGCTTAAAATCTGTCCAATCGCGATTAGGTATTCTTAGTAATCTAAAGAGCGCGCCATTAATAATGGCATCCCTGTAATCGTTCATCACATCGTCGGCGCATCCGCTGCTACTGTGCGCAGGCTTCAGAACGACTCTAATAATTGTGCTTGCGGCAGAGGTCGTCGACGGTGCGGGCGCTAGCCAAACAAGTTCAGAACTTTGCTTTACAAAATATTGAGGTACGCCGTTTTGATCGGTCTGACGCCACCGCGGCAACCGCTGTTCGAGTAACGAGCTTGTCATAGGCTCGAGATCTTGGCCTTCGTGCGTAACCCACAAGACCTTATGTATGCTCGTGCCGGAAGGTGTTTCTAGGTCATACTCATATATACCTGAGACGGTTGTAACAGGATCGAGCTCCGCTTGATAAACCTGAGACTTTTCGCATAACTCAATAACAGCCGCCCTTATACTATTTTTTATCAGCATATCGGGGCACCCATGAAGGTGCGGAGCTATTTCCGGTATCAACGATTCATAAGAAATCGCCATAATTTAACCCCTAGCTTCGGCCCATGATTGGAAGTGGTTGTCGGGCGTCTACGTTGGGCGATAAGGCAGCGTCTAACGCGCCTTTGCCGGTGATTGACGTCGTGAATAGTTGAAAATGGCTACCAGCTCGCTGCGCATTACCGGCATACTCGGCGTCTTTCATGTACGCCATGTAGAGGACGTAGTTCATAACCGCATTAGCAAAAATATCTGGGATAGACAAGTTAGCATTCTGGGCAACAGTTGCAGGATTCGAGCTATAGATTATCTCTAAATACGCATTGCCAGCTACGCCAGGATAGACGTAAAAGTTGCGCGGGTTTGTCTCATCGTAGATGTAGTGTTTTATGACAGTCGTATGAGCCGCGTCACCAGTGACAGTAGGGTCGTGCCAGTCAGGCGTCTGCGCATCAAGTACTTCGCGATCAACCAGACGTACAGCGCGCTTCCCATCTCCGTTACTCGCCGCAGACATGTTACGCACAACTTTTAACAAGCGGTTTCCACCAGCAGGGATATCCTGCTTGGTCCCAGTTGCTAAAGTAACCGTTGCGTTGGTAGAGCTAGCATCAGGCTTGAGTAAAGCTATCTCTCGTTGCGCATCATTAACCCACAAAACGAGCTCGGCGATAACAGGCCATCTAACACCAGTGGTGTCTTGAAGCACTGTCTGGGCTCTGTCTATTACGCTTTGTACTGTTACTGACATGGTGTTTTACCTATGAGTTTAGTATTGATTCCCACGCGGTTTCTCGGGCGTCAGTGTCGATCGTCTCGCCCATAACCTTGTTCACTGCCGCGGCTTTGGGGTAGCCGTCAGCTTTAAAATTCTTTGGATCGCCTTCGTCCATCATTCTTTCAAGAGCAGTAACGAGGACGGTGTTGTGCTTTATTTCTGTCGGCGCGACAAAAAGTTCATCTATTACTTTGTCTACTTCTTCAAACACTGCTTCTTCAGCTGCAGCCTCTTCAACAAATTTAGTGGTGTATTCTTTTGCGCCCATCTGTATAGCTAGTAGGCCAATTTCTTCAGACATCTCTCGAGGCACGCCTGCTTCAAACAAGACGGCTGTTCCGCCCATCGTGGTCACTCGTAATGACTTGCTACTTACAATCTTCATGATTAGTTCCTATATAAAAGAAAGCCCCCTCCCGAAGAAGGGGGCGATTGTCTTACTTACTTACTGTGCAGTATCTAAGCAGATAACGCCGAAGTCCTGTACGTCACCAGTGATATCACTGTTGTACTTAGGCTTACGGAATCCGAAGATCTTACCGACAGAAATACCAGACTGGTTGCCATAGTCGAAAGTATCTTCAACCATTTCAGGTAGTCCGATGTCAGCTAGAGCTAGAGCCTGAGCACCACAGAACAAAGCACGACCGCCAACAATAGAAGCGTCTGCGCCCCACTTGTAGCCAGCAGCACCAGCGTTACTAGAAGCGCCAGTAGTAGCGCCAGAAGTGTTAAACACATGGCGGAACTCGTGGATCATTACACCGTCAACCATCAGGCTAGAAGAACCAGCGAACAAGCTGTTAGAAGCACCACGTACACCAGCGTTACGAACGTTAGCGATGAAGTCAGCATCTAGCTTCAAGTTAGCCATCTGTGATGGAGTAACAAACATGTGATAAGTTTCCTGGTTACCAGCACCACGAATACCACGGATGTATTGATCTTTAGCATAGGCTTTCAAGTTAACGATGTGCTTGTACTTGAGTTTGTCACCAGCTACCAAAGCAGTAGTGTCACCAGCAACGATGTTGTCGCCATCAACACGACGGTGTCGTGAAGCAGTAGGTGCAGAAACGTCAGAAGCAAACTCAAGATCAACAAGCTCTTGTCCGTTTACAGCGCCGCCAACTACAGTACGAAGGCCACCGTTGTTCTTGTGAGTGTAAGCAACACCTGACAAAGTCAAGAATGCCAACTGGTCACAACGATCCGCGATTGCATAAGCAAGTGCGTCACGAGATTGCTCACGGAAGTTAACAACAGTCTTCTGGTCAGTCATACGGCCAGCGATGCGGTTAGCGAAACGTAACTGGTCTAGCTCGATGCTGATGTCATACGCGCGGAGGGCTTCTTCGTTGCCTTCCAGAGTAAAATCACCAGTGATACCGTCGCCGGTCATGTCAGCTAGCAAAGTGATGTTAGCTTTAGTGCCTTTGTTGTTCTTGGTCAACTCAGTTACGCGCTGAACCATAGCGTTTGAACCGCTACCAGCAAATTGGTTGATGAAAGATTGATTGCGAGCTACTTTCCAGAAGTCGCGGCTCCAAGTTTGGAGTTGGTCGCCCGTAAGCGTACCGAAATTTGTTACAGCCATGATTGGCTCCTTGATAATTAAATGGGCAAATAATTAGTGCGGCACACGCCGCCTTACAAGCCGACTTAAGGAGCGGCTAATCCGTTTTTCTACTATCGTGTAGAAGAACGTTTAGCGTTGATTAACGAGGGTCGCCCTCGGCAGGTTTCACGCCTGTGCAGGCGAAGAGGTACGTTTTTTACGGCTACGGGCCGACCAGTTATCGTACTGATAGACGTATCATAATATTAGTACAGCTAATATTATAATGCAACCACTATCGATGGATAGTCGTTTTTTCATTATCTACATACTCAGGGACGCAGTAAGCTACAACAGGGCTACGGTAATTTCTGCGAGTGCCTTGCACTATGAGCTGTTCAGAAAACCATCTACACCTGTCGAGGCTTTCCCAATAGCTCTTGGACCCAGGTTGTATATCTCCGTTTACCACCACGATCAAGGCGAAAACGAGCTGTTTCACGCCCTGTGCCGTGCGGTCTTATTAGCTATTTTCTTGGGCTGCTTACTAACCTGCTTGCCTGCTTTAGTGTCAGCACGCTTCTTAGCGCTAGTCTTGGCATACTCTTTCTTACTCAAAGACTCACGGGCTTTCTTCGGGAGGTAACGTTCTCCTGTGGCTTTTTTACCCTGAGTGCTGTTCTCGCCTGACTTTGTGCCCCATTTCTCTTTGGTCCACTTACTCAAAGACTTCTGAGCCTCAGTTTTAGAGCCAGAGTATGCCCCGCCCGCCTTTTTGTAGCGTTGGGTAGCGAGTTGGGCTTTGCGAGCCGACCATTGGCCCGCCTTGCCGCCTTTAGTACTGGCTTTTACAGCTGCAACAATGCGTTTCCACTTAGGTTCGTCACTTCTAGCCATTACACCACCACCTCTAGCTCTGTTTCGATCCAGACTTTGGCCCCACATGAGAGAGGCTTATCTGGGCTGTATATAACTGTGGCAACAACGTCCCCGTCAGCAGTGACGATCTCTGCTTTGTTAACTTTGCGGTTGACTTTATAATCCTTGACGGTCAATACCGGCTCGTCTGCGCCTTTATTGTTAGCCCTGATGTTGTGCTGATTAACATGGATGCGGGTCTTCATTGATTACCACTTCACCTTGTCAGCCCAGTAAGCCGCCGACATTTTACCCTTCGCAATGTTCTTTCCGTGACGTGCTTTAAAGCTCGCGCGCTTCGCCTTCATCCTGTCACCTTCACCGGCCTTGGGTTTACCCGCAGTAGACGCGCCCTGCTCGCCAAAACGGATTGTTTTAACCTTATCGCCCTCTTTCGCCACAACAACGTGCGACTTTTTGGCATGGCTAGGCGTCCGCTTGGGCTTGTTGAAACCCGAGACTCCTGCTCGGGCTAATCGTGGGTCTTTTTTAACCGCCATAGTTTTATTCCTCTTCTGTATACCCCTCGCGCAGGCCGTGGTAGACCTGAACGAAGGCGTTGCAATTAGGACAGCTTAGATTCGTGATAATGGAGAACTCTTCGGAGTCATCTTCCTCGAGGTCATGGTCACCTCCCCATATAAGCTCGCCGCCACATGCCCAGCAGTCCGTTGCCATTAAATAATATCGCCGCGTAGGCGTCTTAGAGTGGCTTCAGGCAGGGCGTTAAACTCTTCTTCAGTCATGGAAGCTACATCTAAAGCCTTCTCGCCATGCATCGATGAGCTTTCACCAGGAAGTTCAGGGGGTTGAGCATCTGCAGCCTTCAATTTACGGCTGACGGAAGCTCTCTTTTTAGAAAGTTCGTCAGTTTTCTGCGCTTTACCAGCCAAACTTGGCACATTTTCCTGCGCTTGGTCCAAATCGTGGTCTTTTACGACGTACTTAACAGCTTTAGACAGCGCATCGACGGCTTCATACCCTGACCCCATGAACGCGTCACGCAGCTCAACTACTTCGTTGGTAATTTCTTCGCTGAAAGTATCCGAGTTACGATCAAAAACAGGGTACGCCTCTTCCATAGCGTTTGCAGCTTGCTGGAGAGCTGTATGCTGGAGATCTTGATTCACCGTCTGGGACATTTCTTGCCGCATTTCGAACTCTAGCTCAGTACGTTCTGCTTTTCGGATCTCTCTTCGAAGAGCTACAGCTTTGTCAGACTCACCATCGAGTACCATGTTCTGATACTCAACTTCTTTAGAGTCAAAATCATAGGCTTCTGGTGCTTCTTCGGACTTAACGTTAGCGGCGTTCATTTCATCAAGTTGTTTTTGCAGCGCTTTCTGCTTAGCAAGGACCTCATCGAGTCTAGCCTTGGGCACCATTGGCTTCTTCTTAGCTTTTGGTTCTTCGGCTACAGGCTCTTCCTCTTCTAATTCTTCGTCAAGCTCTGATTCGGGTTCATCCCCTTCGTCTTCGGCCTCGGCTTCTTCAGCATTTTCGGCATTGACTTCCTCTTCTGCATCCTCTGCCACAACTTCTGCTGGCTCTTCAACTACTTCTGGCTCCTCTGCAACAGTGTCAAAACTCAAGTCCAAGTTAGGCATATCGTCGTCTTCAACACGATCTGCTCCTGGCATTACGTCAAAATCTAGCGCTTTATCTTCTACTTCTTCGTTTTGCTTACTCATCTAAGAACTCCTATCGTTCCTGGGGGGTGGGGTAGTGTTTTTTGCAGAGGCCATAGCTGTCGTAGCTATCTTGGTAGCAGCGCTAGTCTCGCTCTGACCTTTGCGGGCTTCATTACTTGCAGCAGATAGCTCGCGTCGTAAGTCGAGTTGCTGCTGGTTCATTTGGATCTTCGCTTGAAGCTCAGCCATGCGTACCTGCGGACTTACTTCTGCGACTTCTTGTACTTTCGCTATGTTTATAGCGGCTTCGGACTGGAGCTTTTCAACTTCTGCTTGGAGCTTCATCGTTTCGAGTTGCAAGCTCTGCATTGCTAGCTGCTGCTGAACTGCCATAGCTTCTGCCTGCTCCGGCGATGGGGGCTCTTGGCCGGTCATAACGCGAACTCGCTTCGCCAACTCTTCTTTCTTGAGTAAGTGGCTGTATAAGATAATTGCATCGTCCGGTATATTTACGCCTGCTTGTCGCAAGCTAAGGGCTTCAGCAAACTGGGTCTCATCGAAGCTGTCTCTTGCCGGTGCAGAAGAGACAATAACGTCGTACTCGCCGATGGTAAGATTGTTAATGATTTCGCCTTCGGGAGTTTCTGTGTTTAGCTGCAGAGTCTCGCGGGGCTGAGAGGGATCATCTTCGTTTGTAACCTGTATGACGCGTTCTTCGGTATAAAAGTCTGAATTAAATTTAGTATCTTTTCAGCAAGGTACTGTCGAGACTTACGCAAGTTGTCCAAAGGTACTTGGATCATTATCGCGCCGCGGTTCTGCTTAGCTGCGATCGCAACCCCAGATACTTCGGCGCTATCCGTACCCAGCATAGAGTCGTTGATACCCGAAATGGATTGGATATTCGCTTGAGCCTTTTGGCCGATGCGATCTAAACCTGTTGGTATTTGGTTAGGTTGAATCTTACTCGGCGGGTTAGTGCCCCGTGCATATTCGAGTACGAGACCTGTCTCTGCTCCGTGCTCTTCTAAGTCGTCCGCGGTCATGCCAACCAGTGAGCCCGCTTCAACCATCCAACCACTATTAGCTGTAGTATTAACGATATGCAGCTCTTGAGAAGCAATCTTGTTCAGCTGCTCCTGCGGGGATAAAAGGTTACGTACAACCCCGAACGGTCGACCCCTGCGGAAGTAACAGAAGAATGGGACGATCGTAAAGTCGTCGTAGGGGGACCAATCATCGTGTAGCACGATCTTGTCGCAAGTAACAGTCCACCGGACTTTGCGGATTACTTTTGATACAACTTCCATATCATACTGCTTGGCAAACTTCTTACACTTGGCCTCTTTCCAGTAATCTGGGCATTGGCGCTGGTCACCTGTAGTACGGTCTACAAAGAATCTAGCGCGAGTAATCTTCTTATGCTGGCGCTCAACTACTCGTAGTGACTTAACATTGCGATACTCTTCATCACCAGGAACTCCTGCGCCGAAGTAATCGTCATTAGTCTCGGTGTCACCGAATCGAGTCTCTTGGTACTCAACAGAGTCAGGGCCGAAACTCATACCGTTCTCAGCGACAAACAATAGGCGCTCAGCCTGCTTCTCTCCGTACAACTCTGAGATCTCATCCAATGTCATCCATTTAGACTCGAACACTTCGTTCCAAGTCTTAGGGTCTGCGTCTTTAGCGTCTGGATCGATGAGTATGTCTAGTGGGTCTTTCGCCGTGATTCGAACTTCGCCTTCGACGTGATCGCTGAAGTCCATGCGTACATCGAAGTACCCGCGACCGTCCATAATTAAGCCATCGCTGAACACGGTCTGCTCAACCCAGTCGAGTTTATTGTTATCCGCTATCTGCATGTACAACTTAGTCAGGGTATGCGCAACTTCAGCACTCCCGCTTCTGCGAGGTTTAAACTTAACGTCTGCCCTTCGTGATGACTGCTCACCTAAGATTGTATTAACAGTAGGTAGAATTGTATTAATAGTCAGCGCAGGACGGCCTTCTGCCTCGAGCATAGCTGCGTCATCAGGGTCCCATTGATCACCGCGATAGTACTCGTCACATTTTAGTGCCATGTCGACATAGTCTAGGTGACCGTTGTCCCGAGCGCGCTCGTATCGAGCCCACTGAGTACGAGTTATCTCTTCTTCTTTTGCGGGATCGATCTTTTTACTCTTATTCATTGTTATGCGCTCATTGCTGATTTGGTTTTTTCGCCCTTGAATAGTCCAGGTAATTTATCTCGCCATGTAGGCACATGCTCGATACGCTCAACAAAAGTGCTGAACTCCGTCATCATGAGACCTATCCAAGCCAGCGCATCTAC